TGAATGTAAGAAACTAAAAGATACCCTGCAATCAATAAAACTGCAATCACTTTCGGATGTCTTGCAAGCCAATCATCAGTAGCTAGTAGTTTCATTGTTGTTCTTCTTTCATTTTTAAAAAGTTAGCGGTTGTATAAGGTACGCCGATAACTGTTGCTTTGCGTTGGACATCCCACAAGTGATTAATAAACTGTCCTATGTTGGTAAACTTGGTTCCTAGTTCTTCATTGATTTGATCCAGAGCTATTGTCATTCCTGCCTCAATTCCTTCAGAGTAAGTCACTTTTCATTCCTCCAAAAAACCATTTATCAAATTTTGCGTTATTGAATGATTCGCTTGCTTCTCTTGCTGCTACCCAAAGTGCGTCTGCTTCATCTTCTTGATACGCTGCCAGGCAAACTAGCAAATCGTCTAATTCTTCAATCATCTCTGTCTCCGTCGTTGGTATGACTGAACTATAGCGGCACAAGTTATTCGCTGCAAGAAATACTTTTCTATGAATATTTGTTCATCGATAGAAACAATCAATGACACAAGACCAGGAATAGCTGCATAATTAAATCCAGCAACAAACGGAGATTTTTATGAGTTTATGGCGCAAAAGGAGAATAAAAATGCAAGAATTAGCTAGATGTTCGGATTGTGGCTGGATTGGTGACGCAGAAGATGTAGAGACAGGAATTTGCGATATGGTGTTTGCTGATCCTGTTGATATTTGTCCAAGCTGTAATCATCCAGATTGCATAGCACCATACGAGGAGACTAAATAATGGACTTACCAAAGAAAGATAGTCGCAGATACCAAATTTGTGTGGCTTTTGCTAATTCTGGAATTATGACCGTACATAGCGTAGTAGAGGAATATGGTCTGTTTGGCTTTAAAGATAAGAAACGAGTATCGTCAGAATTGAATTATCTCTGTACTACTGGATGTCTCAAAAAGCTCAAAGACGCGTTTATGCCTACTTATGAGCTGCGGCTAGCTATACAGTCTTTTGATAAGCCAGCGATGGTTCAACCAAGAGAAGCAACACCATTTAGGGAGCTGTCTAATAAATTTATGCTTCCAAAAGTTAGCCCACGGGGTGAGCCACTCAGAGAAATTTCATACATTGGTTTAGGAGCAAGCATTGCAGATCATGTCTACCGCTTCTAAAAAACCGATTCCTGACTATGTCTTTAAACAAAAAGCGTGTCCAGGATGCAAAAGAACAAGATCAGAAAAGAACTTTGAAGGTGGTGATCTGTGTAGGATTTGCGTACTTAGAAAAGTTCAGATATAGTTGTAGTGTGCTTGACGGCACACAAAACGAGTAAGCCTTAGATGGGACTCTGCTGGTTACTCACCAGTCCGTCAACACCAGAAATGGTGAGAGTCTCACCTAGGGCTTTTTTTATTGGAAAAGCTATGCACTACTATCAATTCAATATTGGAGATTATGCTAGTCACACTAGGCATTTAACCATTGTCGAAGATGCAATTTATAGGCGCTTGCTTGATGCTTATTACCTGCATGAACATCCGTTGGACGCCTGTACAACGTCTGTTGCACGTCAGATCAACGCGAGAGAGTACGAGTCAGAAATTCAAACTATTTTGGAGGAATTTTTTGCATTAACGGAAGATGGTTGGGTTAATTTTCGTGCAGATAAAGAGATAAAGCACTTCCATTCCAAGATAGAACAGGCTCAAAAGGCAGGCAGAGCCTCAGCTATGGCAAGATTGAACAGACGTTCAACACCCGTACCAACGGATGTTCAACCAAACATAAAACAAGAAACAATAAACAATAAACATAGTATTAGCAAACCAAACGACGTTTCTCTTGCGGTTTGGACTGACTTTGTAGCTCATCGAAAACTAAAGAAAGCAACTATTACCGAAACGGTAATTAATTCAATTCGTAAAGAATCTGAAAAAGCTGGCATTACTTTTGAGGATGCATTGAGCGAAACTTGCGCTAGAGGTTGGCAAGGCTTTAAGGCTGAGTGGTATAAAAAGTCTGAAGCACCTATTCCGCCAGCTAACCATAAGTGGTGGAAATAATGAGCTTAGACAATCTTATCGGTAGGTTATCTAAGGTCAGAGGAAAGAACGGTTCTTATACCGCTTGCTGTCCAGCTCATGACGATAAGCATCCATCTCTAGCGATTAGAGAACTTGATGATGGTCGAATCCTATTGAAATGCTTTTCTGGTTGCTCAGTGTCAGAAATTTGTGGCGCTGTCGGCATTGATCTGTCAGAGTTATTCCCCCCTGACGATAATTTTAGACAAATAGCTTCCCCTGTAAAAAAACCTTTTTATGCTACTGATCTTATCAAGATATTAGCGTTTGAAGCTATGGTTGTTGGGGTTGCTGCTAATTCGTTGGCTAACGGTAATGCTTTAAGTCAGATTGATCTTGATCGAATGAAAGTTGCTCAAATGAGAATTATGGAAGTAGTGGGGTATATCAATGATTGAGCAGATAGCTGAAAGGCTTGATGAGGCTAGAAAGCTCAGATTGATTAAACCTCAAGATATTGACATTGATAAATATCTGAAGAACACTGACGTATCAGCTAAGGTGAAATCCGTGTCTGTCTACATGGATGGCGTAGTTGATGGACTAATTAATCCTAGCTCAGATGATATATGCCCTATGCCGTGGCCTATAACGCACCAGGACTTCAATTTCAGGCTAGGTGAGGTGACGGTATATGCTGGCTCAAACGGAGGCGGCAAGAGCCTTATAACGGGCTTAATAGGCCTTCATTTGATAAAGCTAGGTAAACGAGTTTGCATTGCATCGTTTGAGATGAAACCGCAGACCACAATTTTACGGATGATGCGTCAATTTTGTGGTGAGAATTTAAACGATCCTTTGGTGAACGATAGAAATAACTATGTAAAAAGCATAGGCAATAGATTTTTATCATTTGCCTCTGAGAATTGTTTTATCTACGATCAACAAGGTAGCACCACGCCACAGATGACGATAGCAATGGCTAGGTATTGCGCTGTCGAGTTAGGTATTCAGCACATTTTTATCGATAGTTTGATGAAATGTGTGATGTCTGAAGATGATCTGAACGAGCAAAAATCATTTGTAAACGAATTGTGTGCGGTTGCTAGAGATCATAACGTGCATATTCATTTGGTTCACCATATTCGCAAGCTGCAAAGCGAGGAAGTACAACCTGGTAAGAATGATTTGAAGGGATCAGGTTCTATTGCTGACCAGGTGGACAATGTATTTTTGGTCTGGAGAAATAAAAAGAAAGAAAACAACCGTCGTAATGGTATGCAGTACGAAGAATCAGATCCAGATACTTTTCTAATGTGCCAAAAGCAGCGTAATGGTGAGGCTGAGGAATTTTACGGATTGTTCTATCACCACAATAGTCAGCAATTTATTGAGAAGTTAGGCGGTCAGCCATTCGACTTTGATAACAAAGGACGGTTTCGTGCATGAGTTTTTTGAAGAAGAACGACATAGATGTGAAGTCAGACAGGTTATCAAATGGCGAGTGCAAGACAGAAACAAAGCAATGGAGTACCTGCAAGCAGTAGCAAGTAAAAGAGGCCAGGATGCAGCGGACAGGTTAAGGAAGGATTCTGCTGAGCAATGGGAGCGTAAGAATAGAGGATTGGAGGGAGATTGGAAATAAATCTATCTGCTACTGATATTATTTTGGCGGCTCATTATGCTGGAACTATTGAGGACGCTAAAAATATAAACTCAGTTAAAAATAATGGCAAATATAAAATGAATGGTTTTGCTGCTCATTATATTGGGATGCTTGGAGAGGTAGCTATTTGCAAGTATTTAAACATTAATGTGCAAAGCAATATTACATTTGGTGGCGATGGAGGTGTTGATCTAATATATAAAAATCAAACCATTCAGTTAAAAACAAGAGCCGGTGATAATCCAAAACCACGATATATTATTTTTGATAATCTTAACGAGTTTAAAACAGACTGGGCTGTTTTATGTTCATTAAAATCTGCCACAGAAATTAAAATACATGGATTCACAAGTAAAGAAAGATTTACTCTAAAGCATATAAATAAGAATTTTAGTTATGGCGATAGAGTTTGTTTGGATGAAAAGTATTTAACTGATATTTCAAAGTTTAACGAAGCTACAGAATGGTATATAAAAAATGAGAGCTGCTAGAGTTGATGTAAACCAAAAGCACATTGTCAATTGTCTACGTAAAGAAGGTTACACAGTACAACATTTGCATAACGTCGGTGAAGGCTGCCCAGATATTTTAGTAGGCTACAAAGGACTAAACATCTTGATGGAGATCAAGGACGGTAGAAAGCCTGAGTCAGAGCGTAAGTTGACAGCGCAGCAGATAATCTTCCATAAGATGTGGAAAGGTCAGGTTGAGGTGGTCATTAGTCCAGAGCAGGCAATACTTGCAGTTTTAAGGCATACGGATGGCAAATAATAAAAAGCCACGTAAGCGTCATGTGCCACGTAGGAACATCTTGCCAATGACGATCAGACACAATGCACAGAGTGAGCAAACATTGCAGCTAGTACCGCATACTGAGTTAATGAAATTCCGTGAGGGTGTAGGCGACGAGATAGGCTGGAATACGATCACAGCTCGATTAAACGTCGGGTTAGTGGCTGCATACCAGGCAGACTTTGACCCTGAGTATTACTTGCTAATGGATAGTTTAAAAGCAATTGTTAATGTAAGAGAGAGATTCTTAAATACTGGCCGATGGGGATTATCTGGCGACGATCTTAAAAGCATAGGTGATGGATTAGTTACTGTTGATAACCTACAGCTATCAATAACAAGAAAGCAATTATCAAAAGCTATTGACTATGTATTTAAAAATGCAGGTGCTTTAGATGATGTTTCTAACTTATACGTGCAAATATGACAAATCCTAATGAGGCAATAGACTACATAATCAAGCACTCACAGGCTTATGCTAAAGCTAAAGCTCAAGTTACTTACTTGACTGAGTACCGCAAGACTAAGAAAGCTATTTGTTTCCAATCAAGCCCACGTACAACAATGGCAGAGAAAGAAGCCGACGCTTATGCTCATCCAGAGTACCAAGCTGTACTGGAAGGTCTTAGGGAGGCCGTAGAGGAAGCTGAAAGGCTTCGCTGGATGCTGATAGCAGCACAGGCTAGGGTAGATGTTTGGCGCTCTTATGAGGCTTCTAATCGCAGCATAGATAAAAGGACAATGTAATGGATAAAAATGTACAGGCAGTTAGACAAAAGCTGGCAGATCGCGCTGAGTTTGGAATGATGAAATACGGTGTCAGCACAGAGCGTACAGACTTATCTGCAAAGCAATGGCTTATTCATGCACAAGAGGAAGCGATGGATTTAGCTGTGTACCTGCAAAGATTAATTGATGACATGAATGACTAAAGATGAAAAGAAATATCTGTCGAAACTGGTAGACATTGGCTGTATAATTTGCTATAGGAATGGCTATCCTCAGACACCGGCAGAAGTGCATCATGTTCGGGGATTGGGGCTAGGAATGGGGGTAAGAAGTGGTCATTACGACACTATCCCATTGTGTCCTAGTCACCATAGAGGTAATGATGGGTATCATGGCATGGGTCGCAAAGCCTTTGAACGGAAGTACCAGATAACTGAAATTGACTTACTTGTACAAGTTAAGGGGTTGCTAAATGAAAAAGACGAAAGCTGAAAAGAAAGTTAGTAAGGTAATGACCGAGTTTAAGGGTGGAACATTGCACTCAGGCAAAGGCGGCCCTGTAGTAAAGAATCCTAAGCAAGCTATCGCAATTGCATTATCAGAGGCAAAAATTGCCAAGAAAGGGAAAAAAAAATGAAAGGTTTAAAAAGCTGCGGTAAATGCAAGGGCGGTGAGTGCAAAGGCGGTAAGAATTGCATGAGGGAAGAAAAAGAAGAAAGCATGGAACATTCAGGTAAAAATGGTGAAAATGGTAAAAATGGCAAAAAAGGTGTAACTGTAGCGATTATGGTTGCTATGCCTAAGCGTGGCTCGCGTACAGCTACTAATAAGGCGAAGAAGAAATGAAGCCAGGACTTTACGCAAACATTAACGCAAAACGCAAGCGTATCGCTGAAGGTTCAGGCGAAAAGATGCGTAAGGTAGGTGCTAAAGGCGCTCCGACTAAAGCTGATTTCAAAGAATCGGCTAAGACTGCAA